TTCTAAAAACGAAAACTTTATACTTTTAGAAAACGGAGATTTTTTACTACAAGAAAATAATTTTAAAATAGAGAGATAATGGCAAACTCAAAAATAAGTGCATTACCAACAGCAACAGATTTACAAGGCGGTGAATTATTTGCAATCGTACAAGGTGGCGTTACAAAACAAACATCATTAAATCACATAGACAAATATTTAATTCCGACTAGCCTAACGGTTGAGCCAGATGTTACAGTAAGTCTAGGAGATGCCGCTTATCAAAACTCAATATTAATCAAACTGTCTTGGAGTGGTGTAAATGGTACACAAGTTTTAAACCTCCCTAGTGCAGCTAGTAGCACAAATAGAATAATAAGAATTATATCTAACGGTGGTTATGTAACTTCTACAAGAACGGAATTAACTCCAATAGGGAGTGACACTTTAGATGGTTCATCTGGTGCTTATGTAATTAACAAGGCGTATGAGGGGATTCAAGTTTGGAGTGATGGCTTACAGTGGTTCATAATTCAGAAAAAAGCATAACGAAAATACAAATTAAATTAATCTAAATTATATATAAGTATGAAATCAAACAACGTGATAGAAAAAATCAAAGACGTTCTAAACCTTAACGAAGAGGTTAAGCTAGAACAAGCTAAACTAGATAACGGTACAGTAATTGAAGCTGATGCGTTTGAAAGTGATGTAGAGGTGTTTATCGTTACAGAAGATGAGAAAGTAGCTTTACCTGTTGGAGAGTACGCTCTTGAAGATGGTAAAATACTAGTAGTAGCAGAAGAGGGTGTAATTTCTGAAATCAAAGAAGCTGAAGCTGAAGAAGAAGCTGAAGAGGTTGAGGAAGTTGAAGCAGCAGAAGAAGAAGAAAAAGAGTCTTTAGGCTATGCTACTAAAGAAGAACTAGCAGAGGTTAAAGGTATGATTGAAGAAATCAAAGCAATGCTAGAACCAAAAGAAGATTTAAGCGAGGACTTAGGCAACCTTTTAACAGAGGAACTAGCTAAACACGAAAAAGTAGAGCTAAACGAAGTACCAGAAGAAGTACAAGCTGAACTAAACGAGCCAAGCGCAGAGCCTATCGTATCAAACCCAGAGGGTAACAAAGCTATATCAAAATTTAGTGTTTCTAAAAACAGAAAAAGCACTACTATTGATAGAGTAATGGCAAGACTAAACAATTAATAACAACTAAAAACTAAATAAAATGAGTGTATCATTAACAACAACTTATGCAGGTGAATTTAGTGGCAAATACATTGCTGCTGCTTTACTATCTGCTGACACTTTGGACAAGGGTTTAATTACCGTAATGCCAAACGTAAAATTTAAATCTGTAATTCAAAAGGCTGCTACTGATGACATCGTAAAAGATGCATCTTGTGACTTCCAAACTGGACAAGGAACGCTAACTTTAACAGAAGCTATCCTACAACCAGAGGAATTTCAGGTAAACTTGGATATCTGTAAGAAAGATTTACACGATTCTTGGGAAGCTGAGCAAATGGGATACAGTGCTTTTGATAGCCTAGCTCCAAACTTTGCTGATTTTGTAATCGGACACGTTGCGTCTAAAGTAGCTGATAGAACAGAAAAAAACATCTGGAGTGGTTCAACTGCAACTAGTGGACAGTTTGACGGCTTTGCAACTTTATTAGAAGCTGATGGAGATTTACCAGCAGGACAAGATTTAACAGGTGCTGCTATTACTTCTGCAAATGTAGTAGCTGAACTAGGTGCTGTTGTAGACGCAATTCCTACTGCTGTTTACGGCTCAGAAGATTTAATCATATATGCTGCTTCTGATGTAATTCGTGCTTATACACGTTCTTTAGGTGGCTTCCAATCTGGTGGGCAAGGAGCTAACGGTTACGAAAACAAAGGTAATAACCAGTCTTTAGGTTCTTTATTCTTTGATGGTATTCCAGTAGTAGCTACAAGAGGTGCTGCTGCAGGTACTATTATTGCTGCTGAAAAATCAAACTTATTCTTTGGAACGGGTCTTTTAAATGACTTGAACGAGGTTCGAGTGATTGATATGGCTGAGAATGATGGTTCTCAAAATGTACGTGTTGTAATGAGATTTACTGCTGGTGTTCAGTATGCACAGGTAACAGATATCGTTTACAGAAAAACTGTATAATAATTAACTAATCAAATTTAAAAGGGTGGGTAAAATTGCCTACCCTTTTTTATTAAAAAAACTTTAAAAATATGGGATGCTCAATAACAAGCGGACGTAAAGTACCTTGCAAGTCTGCGGTAGGTGGTATAAAAACTATTTATTTTGCAGATTATGGAACTTTAGGAGATGCGACAATCGTAGCAGGTGAAATTACAGGCGTATCAGGTACGCCAGACTGGTTTCAGTTTGATGTAAAAGGTAACAGTTCAATGGAAACTGCAATTACTTCAAGCCGAGAAAACGGAACTACTTTTTATGATACTACATTGAATATGACTTTGACTTTTCAAGACAAAGCTACACAAGAAGAACTTAAATTAATCGCACACGCTCGTCCACACGTTGCGGTTGAAGATTATAACGGAAACTTCTTTTTAGTAGGACTTGAAAATGGTGGCGATGTAAACGGTGGAACTATCGTTACAGGTGCTGCAATGGGAGATTTAACAGGATATACTTTAACGGTGAATGCACAAGAAACTGCACCGCCTTATTTTGTAACACCTGCAGTTATTACTGCTGATGCTTCAGCGGTTCAAATTGACCCAACGGCATAAATAATACTTTTACTTGTAAAATGGGGTTATCTTAACGGATAGCCCTTTTTTTATACCTACACAATACAAAATATTTGTTTTTTATTTATATATTAATATGAAGTTGATAACCACAAGCGGTAATAAAACCTTTAAGATAATTCCTAGAGAATTTACTGTAGGTACATTGAGCCTAAAATTAACAAGTGAAAGCACAAATAAAACTATTACAGTTAATGCTACTTCTGTTATTGATGGTAATTATATTTCTTTTGATGCTGTTTTTGGTGCTTTAACTGAAAGTGACTTTTATATATTAGAGGTTAGTTATTCAAATAACATAATTTATAAGGATAAGATTTTTTGCACAGACCAAGCAATTAATCAAAGTAATGATGAATATTACAGCGTAAATAAAGACAAGTATATAAGTGAAGAAAGTTCGGATAACGAATTTATAATAATATAAATATGAACGATTTAAGGATAGTAAATTTAAGTACCTACACAACGCCAGATATTGTAGAGAAGTCCAATAAGGAATGGGTTTCTTATGGTGCTGATAACAATTATTTTAAATACTTAATTGACCGTTATAATGGTAGCCCAACAAATAACGCTATTATAAACGGAATTAGTGAAATGATTTACGGTCGTGGACTAGATGCTTTAAATTCAAATAAAAAGCCTGAACAGTACGCTAAAATGCTTTCTTTGTTTCATAAAGATATGGTACGTAAATTATGTTATGACCTTAAACTTATGGGTCAATGCGCTATGCAGGTAATTTATTCTAAGGATAAAAAAACCATTGCACAAGTTGAACATATACCTGTTGAAAACTTAAGAGCTGAAAAATGCAACGAAAACGGTAAGATAGAAGCGTATTACTATTCTGATAACTGGGCAAAGGTTAAGAACGTAGGGCACACAACTAGAATACCTGCTTTTGGTTGTAGTACTGAAAATATAGAGATTATATATGTAAAGCCTTACAGAGCTGGTTATAAATATTATTCTAGTCCAGATTATCAAGGCATTTTAAATTGGTGTGAAACAGAGGAACAAGTGTCAATATATCACCTCAATAATACCGTTAATTCTTTCAGTCCTAATACTTTAATCCAGTTTAATAACGGAACACCAAACGCTGAGGAACGTCAAGCAATGGAAAATCGTATAACTGAAAAATTTACTGGAACATCTGGCTCTAAATTTATTTTAGCATTTAATGATAATCCAGAAAGTGCGGCAACTGTTGAAACATTACAAATAAGTGAAGCACACAATACTTATCAATATGTTAGTGATGAATGTACTAAAAAAATAATGGTAGGTCATAGGGTTGTTAGTCCTATGCTTTTAGGAATTAAAGATAGTAGCGGTTTAGGTAATAATGCAGAAGAATTAAAGACTGCTAGTACCTTAATGGATAACACCGTTATAAGACCATTTCAGATGCTTTTAATAGATGCTTTTGATAGCATACTAGCTTACAATCAAATGAGCCTTAAACTGTACTTTAAAACGCTTCAACCGTTAGAATTTACAGACTTAGAAAACGTTGAAGATGCAGAAACAAGAGAAGAAGAAACAGGAGTTAAATTAAGTCAAGATTTACCTGATGATTTAGGTAGTGATATTGCTGATGAGTTAATCGACTTAGGAGAAAGCGAAGAAGAGCTGCTTGAGGGGTATGATTTAGTAGATGAAAGCGAGGTAGATTATGAGTTAAATGATGAACTAGACGAGGTTATAACAGACTTAAACACCGAAAAAGAAGAAACAACGCTATCTAAAATATGGAATTTTATTAGTACAGGAACTGCAAAACCAAACGCAAAAAGCACACAAGACGGTAAGTCAAAACAAGAAAGCCAAAAGGGTGTACAGTTTTTAGTACGTTATTCTTATGCACCAGAAAAAGCAGGGTCAAATAGCAGACAGTTTTGTTCTAAAATGGTAGGTGCTAAAAAGGTTTACCGTAAAGAGGATATTGTAGCAATGGGTAAAAAATCTGTAAATGCTGGTTTTGGTAAGGGCGGTTCAGATACTTACTCAATATGGTTATATAAGGGCGGTGCAAGATGCAATCATAAATGGTTTAGAAAAACCTATCAAATTAAGAACGGTGAAAAAAGCCAAATAACAAGCGGTCAAGCAAAAAGCAAAGGTTTTAAATTCCCTAAGAACGCTCAAAAAGTACCAGTAGCACCTAAGGATATGAAGTATAAGGGTTATACTGCTGAATATTGGAATAAAATGAAATTCAAAAACTAAATGGCAACAGCATTATTTATATCAAGAACTGATTTAGTACGCAATTCTATCTTAGATGGGAATGTAGATACTGATAAATTTATCCAGTTTATAAAACTAGGTCAAGAAATTGACGTACAAAACTTACTAGGCACAGATTTATATAATAGAATAAGTACGGATATTGAAAACAGTACTTTATCTGGTGATTATTTAGCACTTGTAAGCGACTATGTACAGCCAACTCTTATATGGTTCGCACAAGTAAATTATATTCCATTTGCAGCTTATCAAATAAAGAACGGAGGCGTATTTAAACATTCAAGCGAAACAGCAGAAAACGTTAATAAAACAGAAGTAGATTATTTAGTGGGTAAAGCTAGAGAGTATGCTAATTATTATAGCACTAGACTAGTAGATTATTTATGCTTTAATCAGTCTAAGTTCCCTGAGTACACAAGCAATAGCGATAACGATATAAGCCCAGATACAGATACAGTATTTAATGGGTGGGTTTTATGAAGTATAAAGTAAAGAAAAAAAACTTAAATAAGTTAATGAGTTATTTAAGAAAGGATACTAAAAACTTAAATAATGAGAGGGAATATATCAAACGCAATAAGTAAAGACAGCGTTAAAAGAGGTTATGTAAGTGAAAAAATAAGTGTTACGTGGAGACATTATATAAGTGGTATTTCTACCTATACTTTATATGATACAGGAGCTACAACTACATTCCCTTATGCTTATGGTGGTATCCCTGTACCTTATAATGCTTATTTTAGTCAATTTATGTTATCGTCTTTGCCTTATTCATCTAGGCAATTCCCTAATGGTAGCTCTTTGACTTTAAGTGTTTATGTAGATAATGTTTTAAAAGGTAGTCAAACAGGTTCTTATGGTAATAATGTAAGAGAAACCGTAGTATTAGATTTTGGAGAATCAATAGAAATAAATAGAGGTGAAACAGTAACACTAAGGCTTCAAGTAGATGGTCAATGGTGGTACAGTTGTAGCACATCAATAATAACACAGCGATAATGGAAAACCCGAAATTAGCATTAATACCAAGCGGATATAAAAGCGGTACAGTTTACTCAATTTTACCTACTGATGGTGTTGGAGATTTTGATTACGAGCGTAATGGTTATGCTTCAAGAGTTCGGAAAGATGGACTTATAGAAGAATTAACAGTAGATGATACACCAAGATTAGATTGGTTAAACAGCGATTGCCCTAGCTTATTATTAGAACCGCAAAGAACGAATGTTGTTTATCCAAATACAAGTTTGTCAGGTTATAGCATTGGCGGTGGGTTTAAATCTGATAATGTAACCATATCACCAGACGGAGAAAATAACGGCTCTTTAGTTCAATCAACGGGAGGCACTTGTGTGATATATAGAAGTTTTGGAACATCAACAAACACAACATACAATATATCTGTATTTTTAAAAAAAGGGAATTATAATAATATAAGGCTTCAAGAGGGTTTCACAAGTTCTAGAATGGTTGTTAATTTGTCAAACGGAACAGAGGTTTCAAGTAATAACGCTACAAATAAAAAGATTCAAGATTATGGTAATGGTTGGTACAGAGTTTCTTTTAACTACACATCGAGTTCATCTGTATCATCAGCTCAATATTCGGTGTATATAGAGGGTTCGACTGCTTCAGGAAATACATTTTATACTTTTGGTGGACAAATAGAACAAGGAAGCTATCCAACAAGCTATATAAAAACAACAACAACATCAGGTTCAGTAACAAGACAAAAAGATATTTGTATAAACGGTGGCGATGCTGATTTATTTAATATTACAGAGGGAACGTTTTTTGTAGATGTTACGCCTTTTAAAGCAAGTACATTTCATAGAATAACCTTGTCAAATAACACCTCTAATGAAGAAATAATAATTTTATTTTATAGCAATAATACACAAGTAGGAATTATATCCGAAAGTGGAGGCTCTGGTCAGGTATCATATACAACAAATATAACATTTGACACTAAAAATAAACTAGCTTTTACTTTTAAAAACAACGAATTTAAGTTTTATGTGAATGGAAGTTTAAGACATACAGATACAAGCGGAAACATTGCAACAGGATTAAATTCTTTACATTTTGCAGGTAATAATGGTGGGTTTAATTACTTTCAAGGCAAAGTGCACGATACAAGAGTTTACGACAGAGTATTAACAGAATCAGAAGCGATAGAATTAACAACTATATAAATGGCACAAGAAATATATCATATAAGTAATTGGGGAAACCCTACTGAACAATGGGGAAACGTTTATTTAAACGCAGACTTAACAAACGAATTATATAAAAGAGCAAATGAGTACGAAAACTCTTGGGTTACAGACCAACTATTAAACGGAATAGGGATAAAGCCAAGCATTATACTTACACCTACTGCTTATGAAAATGGCGTTTTAAATAGTGTTAAGCCTAGTGATGGTAGTGGGGATTTTAATTTCAATAGGGGGTCAATATCTACAAGGGTAAATGAACAAGGTATTATTGAAGATGTAACGGAAACAAACTTACCAAGAATAAACTATAAAAATAACGATGGGAGTTTATTATTAGAACCTCAATCAACTAATTTATTTTTAAATTCAGAAATATTATCTACACAAGATGTTTCAACTTTAAATGAAAGTCATACTGTTTCTTTTTATGGAACTGGCTCAATTACTTTTAGCGGTACACATACAGGCACATTAACTGGAACAGGGATTAACAATAGGGTTACTGTTACTTTTACAGCATCAAGCGGAACTTTAACCTGTACTGTTAGTGGTTCTGTTAAAAACGCTCAAATAGAAAAATTATCATTTGCAACTTCATATATACCAACAATCGGAAGTGCAACAACTCGTTTGACAGATTTATGTAGTAATTCAGGGTCAAGCGATTTAATAAACTCAACAGAGGGTGTTTTATATGCTGAAATAAGTGCGCTAGCAGACGATTTGACTTTTAGGGTTTTATCTTTAAGCGATGGTACTAATAATAATACTGTCAAGTTTGGTTTCAGAAGTGATAGTAATAAAATATATGCAGAAGTTAGGAGCGGTGCATCTTCACAAGCATTTTTATCTTATGATGTATCAGATATAACAGATTTTAATAAAGTAGCTTTAAAGTACAAGGTTAATGATTTTTCTTTGTTTATAAATGGTATAGAAAGACAAACAGATGTAAGCGGAAACGTACCGATTGGTTTAAATACATTAAACTTTAACAGAGGGGATATTAATAATAAATTTTACGGAAACGTTAAAAGCGTTGCAGTATATAAAGAAGCATTAACAGACGCAGAATTACAAAAATTAACAACTATATAATGGAAATAAAACTAGGTAAATACGAATTTAAAAGCGAAGAACAGGCTTTAGAAAAAATACAAGATTTAGGAGTTGATACAGATTTTGAGGGTAATGAATATCCAACACATAAACACGCTATTGTATTACTGGGTCATATAATTTTAGAGCAGGGAGAATATGATGAGAATTTAGAAGAAATAAAAGCGCCTGTTTTAAGTGATAAATACCACGTTGATGTAGTATGGAATGGTTTAGAAAATCATCCTTACGGTTGGAAAACTTATAGCGTAGATTTAGAGAGCGAGGGAATGCATCAATTTGCAGGAGTATCGTATTTAGAAAATAAAATGTAATGACAATACAAGATTTGAAAATAGGAATTTTAAATGCTGTTACTTTAGGTATCAGCTTTACACATATAGAAAATAGTTTAAAGATTATATTACTATTATTATCAATAGGATATACAGCGCAAAAGATATACGAAACGCATAAAAAGAATGACTAAGAACTTTAAAAAAAGTGAGTTTGATTGCAGGTGTGGATGTGAAATGCCAGACGATGTATTTGTAAATATTACTAAATTAGCTAATCAGTTACAGTATATAAGGGATAACGTAGCTATGCCTATAACTATAAACAGCGCTTATAGATGTGAAGCACATAATAAGTCAGTAGGCGGTTCGGTAAACTCTCAACACTTGTTAGGTAAAGCTGCTGATATTGTTATTAAAGGGTTAGACCCTGTTTTAGATACTTATGATTATTTAGATGAATTAATGTTATCTGGTGAAATACTACAAGGCGGTTTAGGGATGTACTCTTCTTTCACACATTACGATATAAGAAAAATAAAAGCACGTTGGAATAATGCCTAAATACAAAGATAAAAACGGAACTACAAGAGTAGGAGATGCTTTACGTTGGTTATTAAAACAAGGTAAGGAAGTAGCACCTGAACTATTAAAAATAGCAGGGAATGTTACAGGAATAGAAGCCTTAGAGGTTTTAGCTTCTAAAATTGGTGCTGATGAAAAACTAAGCGAAACAGATAAGCAGCTTTTATTAGAAGAGCTAAACTTTGATAAAATAGAAATGCAAGAAACCACAAAAAGGTGGATTTCAGATAACAATACAGATAGTTACTTAACACGCAATATAAGACCCTTAACACTAGCCTTTTTAACAGCTACACTATTTATCTATATTATATTAGATAGTTCTTTAGAGGGCTTTAATATAGCCTCTGATTGGATTGATTTACTTAGTTCTTTATTGCTTTTGGTTTATGGTGGGTATTTCGGTATGCGTTCTGCAGAGAAGATTACTAAGCATTGGAAAAATAAATAACTTTTTTACTTGTTTTTTTAAAATAAAATATATAACTTTGAATTTTTTATTAAAACTAGACATTTAGTTAAATGTTTTGTTGCCCTTAAAGGCAAAAAAAACAAATACAAAATAAATAGATATAAAAAGTTAAATAAAATATAAGACTTAGGTGGACTAATCAATGGCAAAAAGAACACAACGCAAAAAATTAGTAGATAAATTAGATAAGGTTTTTAGTGTATATATAAGACGTAGATACGCTAAAGAAGATATAGCTGAATGTTTTACTTGTGGCAAAAAAGACCATTGGAAGAAACTACAAAACGGACATTTTCAAAGCCGTAAACATTATTCTACTAGGTGGCACGAAAAAAATTGTCAAGTTCAATGTGCAGGGTGTAATGTATTTAGATATGGAGAACAGTATAAATTTTCTAAAAACTTAGATAACACTTATTATGATGGTTTAGCAGAAGAGCTACATATAGAAGCTAATAAAACTGTAAAACTAGATAATACAGATTTAGAAATGTTAATAGAAAAATACGAAATGTTAATTAAAGAACTAGATACTTAACGTATATTTGTAGTGTATTGTTTTTGTTTTAATATCGGTTGTAATAACCAGAAGAAGCCACCTTTAAAAGGGTGGTTTTTTTGTTTATAATGTGTTTATATTTTTTTTATTGAATTATTTGTTTTATATTTGCCTTAATATTAATTAAAACGATACATTATGAATTTATTTGAAAGATTAAAACCAGAGTACAAAGACAACCTAGAAACAGGTAACACTAAACATCCTGCTTTAGTTGGCTATGCAGTAGACCAGTTAGAGATGTATGAATATGTAAGGGATATGCCTTATGGCTTAGTAACAGACTTAAAATTCTTACTAGAGGTAGATAACCCACACGAACTATTTAAAGAGCTATAATATGACTTATTCAGAAGATGTAAACAGGGCAGCATCAGTAGATACAATAGACTTTTTAAACGCTCGTATAGATGCCTTACAGAAGCGAGTAGAATTTTTAGAAGCATTAAACGAAATTAACAACAAAAACTAATAATATGAACAAAGAAAAATTAACAGAGTTATACAAAGAGTATAAACTTGAAAAAGAAGATGTATTTAAACATCAGCACTATTTGATAATTACTAGAAGCGGAATCGACAAGATACAAGCCGTAGCTAAAATTCAAATAACTTATGAAGTAATAAGGTGTGAGCCAAATTTCGCAGTATTTAAAGCAATAGCACATAAGGGTGCTGCAACTATTGAAACCTTTGGAAGCGCCTTAAAAGGTGATAGCTACAAAGACAGTTCTACAAATAGCTGGTACGTTGCTGAAATGGCAGAAAAACGAGCAATGAGTAGAGCAGTTTTAAAATTAACAGGCTTTTACGAACTAGGCGTATTCGGGGAAGATGAAAGCGAAAGTTTTAAAAATAATAATAAATAATAATAAATAATAACAATTAAAAACAAGTAAAATTATGAGTGCATTAATCAATTTTTCAATTAGAGTGGATAAACTTCCAAAACAGAATTTTATATCAGGTCGTGATGGTGCGGTTTATTGCAATTTAACTATGAGCGTAAACGATGAAACCCGTTACGGTAACAATGTTGGTGTCTATGTTAGCCAAACACAAGAAGAACGAGAGGCTAAGAAACAAAAGACTTTTTTAGCTAACGGTAAAGTAGTTTGGACTGACGGTAACATTGTCAAAGCCGAGCGTGAAGAAGCTAAAGAAGTAGTGCAAGAAGCTGAAACGAGCGACTTACCATTTTAACTAACTAGGGCGGTGTAACAACCGCCTTTTTTATTACCTTTACAAAACAATACAAAACAATGAAAGAGATAACAGAAGAACAGACTACACATAATATGCTTATGGAGTTGATAGCAGAAGAATGCACTATCGACACATCAGAGATTATGGAGTACCCTCCAACAGCATTAAGTTTAGGGGAGAAAACTATACAGGCAAAAGGTGGAGATATTACAATGCCTATTCCAATTGGAACTTATGGTAATTTCAGTTTCGTACAAGCACCGCCAAAAAGCAAGAAGACGTTTTTTGTTAGTTTGCTAGCATCAGTTTATTTAAGCGGTGGTAATAACTTTGGAGGTAAAATTAAAGGGCATAGAGATGGTAGGTGTTTAATGCACTTTGATACAGAGCAGGGACACTGGCACGCTCAACGAGTTTTTAAGCGTGTGCAGGATATGAGTAATACTAAAGAAGTAGGTTGCTATCACACATACGCACTTAGAACGATAGGATATAAAGAACGATTATTATTTATAGAACATTGCTTAGAGCAAAATAAAGGTAAAAACGGTTTAGTTATTATTGATGGGATTGCTGATTTAGTATCTGATGTAAACAACCTTGAAGAATCAAATTTATGCGTTCAAAAAATAATGCAACTATCTGCAAAATATGATTGCCATATAGTAACGGTAATACATAGTAATTACGGAAGCGACAAGCCGACAGGACACTTAGGGAGTTTCTTAGAGAAAAAAACAGAAAACCAAATACAACTTGAAGTAAATACAGTAAATAAAGAATGGATAACAGTAAGCTGCAAGCGTTCTAGAGGTTATGCTTTTGAAACGTTTAGCTTTAGTATTAATGAGTTCGGATTGCCTTTTGTAGTAGGTGAAATATACGACCCATTAGAATACTTTGCACCTAGAACACTAACACCAAATAAATGACACCAATTTTAGAACTTGCTTATAAAAAGCACAATGATTGGAATAACATAGTAAAGAGTTTCGGCTGCAACCCCTCAATGAGTGAGGACGTTGTGCAAGAGATGTATATACAGCTAGATGCTGATGTAAAAAAAGGTTTAGACCTTTACTATAAAGACCAGATAAACCACTATTACTGCTATAAAGTTCTAAGAGGTATTTACACAAATTTATATAAGTCAAGCCTAAGACAAAAAAAAGTTTATTTAGAAGATATAAACGAACTAAAAGAAATACAAGAAAGTGGTATAGATGAGAAAGAATGGGCAAAGCAGCGAGATAAAATAGATAGTATTTTAAACGAGATGTACTGGTATGATAAAAAGATATTTGAAATAGTTTCTAAGGGTGTAAGCGTTGCGGAGCTAAGCAGAAACACTAAAATAAGTTATTATTCGCTTTACAATACATATACAAACGCAAAGAAACATATAAAAAACAAGTTATGATTAAATTTAACTTCCCTAGTTCATTCTGGTTAATTGCTGAGCAAATTGGATATGCTAGAGGCGTAATGAATAAAGAAAACAATAAAATTAATAAAAGGTTTGATAGAGGTATTAAAAACAAACAGGTTGATGTTTTAGGAGTTTTAGGTGAGTTAATAGCAATAGAGTATTTAAGTCAAAAAAACATAGATTTTAATTTAGCAAATCTATTAGATTTTAAATCAAGCAAGAACCCTGATTTTACATTAAAAGGTAAGAGAATAGATGTTAAAACTAATAAATACACTAAATATTCCCACTTACTTGTAAACGAAGAAGCGCACAAAAAAGGTTTAAATAAAATAGATTTATACTGGTTTGTTTATATTATAGATAAAAATACTGCTGAGTTTTATTTTATTGATTATAGCGATGTAAGTCAATGGGATTGTAAACTTATGAAATACACAAATGCATTTTACATTAAAAGAGAAAACTTATGAGACTAGGAGATTTAGTATACTACATTACTTACTATACAGGGATACATTGGTTAGTAAAAAAGATTAGCAAGGCACTAGATAAAGATTGCGGTTGCGACCAAAGGCGTGATGATTGGAACGATATAAATATAGAGCTATGAGAATAGAAGACCAAGATGCTTGGGTAGACTTTAAAGCAAATGTAACCACAAAGCTAACAAAAGACCAGTACAGGCTTTTATGCACGTTACACGCTAGGTATTATAACCATAGATATTATGAGCCTTGTAGCTGTAAACCAAAAATATTAGTAATGTGGATAAAAGATTTAGATAACATATATAACAAAATTAAATGATAGAGAAAATACATAACTGGGAAAAAGCAGTCGTAACGCTTTTGAATTTAGATGGATGGAACTTAACCCATACAGGTAAAGGGAGTGAAAGCTGGGATGCAATAGGCACAACCCCAAAGGGTCAAGAGTGTGTTATAGAGATGAAATTTAGAAATAAATACTATGACACAAAAATACTAGAGAAGTTTAAACACGACAAGCTAATAGAAACTGGTAAGGTTGCTTTATACTTAGTTAATGACCCTAAAGGTAATTATATGTTCTGGCTAAATAACTTAGAGGGTTTAAAGACTAAAGATATATACTGTCCTGATACTACACTATGGAATAATAAAAAAGTATTAAAGCCTTGTTACTTGTTAAAAGAAACAGATGCAGCTATAATAAACCTAAATGAAGAAGTTAAAAGCGGTGTTTGGGATAGCTATTTTAAGACAAAAGAAAAAATAAATAAAAAAAATAGTTAATTATTTGTTTATAACTAAAATAAAGTTGTATATTGCGGTATATTAATAACAAAACAAAACATTATGAAAGCAATTACAAGACAAGAATTTAGAAACCTAGAGAGCAAAGAAATACAATCTTATTCTTGGTATATTAAAGAAGCTACACTACTGCAAGAAGTTGCATTATATGAAAGAATAACAAGAGATTTAAAAAAAATATATCAAATAGTAAAATAATCTAAAAACTAACAAAGGGGGTGTAAAAACCCCCATTAAAACAAAACATTATGAAAAAGACAAAGACAGGGTTACACATTGACGTAAAAGGTAAGCGTATTGAAGTTTACACTAAGAGAGATTTAAAACAAAGAGAGATAGAGCTACAAAACAAGCGTGAACTAATTATAACAGCATCGCTTATAGTATTAGCATCTTTATTAGTTACTTTAGGTTTTATAATTGGAATATCTAGTTAATGACTTTACTACAAAAACAGTCGTATAATCTCTGGTTTAATCACATAGCTAATTTAGTTATGGAATGGAGTAAACAAAAACCTGCTAATAAAGACTTAAAAAACTTTATACAAGGAATGACAGAGATAGGGCAATATGTAAACGCTTTAACTGTTGAAAACAGCGTACTTACAAAACGTATAGCAATTATACGAGAAGAAAAAAACAAAACGCTTATAGACTTAAATAAGCAAATAGAAGATTTACAAAACAAATTAAAAAAATACGATATATGAGTTGGTTAGATAGTTATATAGATGAACCAGATACAAAAACAGAATGTGCTTGTTGCGGTTCTGAAACAAACGGAGATTATTATTGTTCAGTTGAATGCTTTAATTTAGATTTAGAATGATTTTACTAGTAGATGCAGATAGTTTAATCTTTGCAGCTTGTTATAAAAAACGAGAGAACCCAGAAGATGATAAATACTATCGAGATATAGAAGAAGCACAAGCGAAGTTTGATGAGCAATTTATGAGCATAGTAAACAAGCTGGAAGATATGTATCCAGTTGAAAAAGTACTAACGTTTAGCGGTAGTAAGGGAAACTTTAGAAAGCTAATTACAAG